GCAACAGTAATATTGTAGAATGTATCCTCAATCACAGAAGCAATCTGCATAGCCTCTATGGTATCACCGATAGAGTTTACAGGCTCTGAGTCCATGTCGCTCAGAATACTCTGTACCATCTCCAAAAGAGTACGTTTCATATTACTATCCTTATGGAGTGCCGAGGATACGAAGATAACCGTTTGCGAAGTTTACTGTGGTGACTGTATCAACCTTAGCTGCAACCTCAAAGAAATCATTTTCGTCGATTAGATCATTGAAGTGGATGCTGATTGTTTGCCACACATTGTTGGGGATAGTAGTTATTTGGCGGCTACCTGCTAGGGGTGTACCGTTCTTAAGCAACACAAGCTCAAGGTCTTTGCTACCACCTGAGGTTTGCCTAACAGACGCAATAAAATCAATAGCAATGTGAATAGACCCGTTACCATCATATATAATACGAGCATTGGGGGTAGTGACCCCACTAAATCCAAAATTGTCAGCGACAGTAAATGTTGGGTTGATTATGGTGTCTGATGTGCCTACAGACAACGCATAAGGAGAAGAGGAATTATACCCGATAAATCCCCCGAAGAAGAAGTGACCTTGTTTCCATTCACCAGAACCAGAGCCATCTGCAATGTAAACATCCCCAGCGTTAGCTGAGGTTATGCCCTTGGGTTCGTGAATCTCTGGGTCGGTTAGGGAGGCGTGATTAACAGCCATGTCACTTCCTTTTCAGTTGTAACGGATTATACAACAAAACAGAATATCATTCAAGATTAAAGTGTGGGGTGGAACCCTTAAGCTCCACCCCTAGGTCTTTAGACCTTCACGTAGTTGATAACCAGCTTACCTTTACCAGCGGTATAGGGGCCAGTGCCAACAGTGAAGTAAACGTAGGCGTCATCAGCGCCAACAGTGGCTGTACCACCCGACAGGTCGCCATCGCAACGAACAACCTCACCAACAGCGTCGATAGCTGTTTTAGCGATTGCACCGTCGATACCGTCTGCGTCGATAGGTGTACCATCCTGTTCAGCCAAACCGATATCCAGAGTAGTAGCACCAGCAGATGTGGCACCCTCTGACATAATCAGGAAGGCTTCTTTGATGTAGGAGCCAGCAGGAACAAAAGCATCCAGAGGAGTGATGTCAGCTGCTCCGGGCAGGGCGGTGAGGTCAAGATCAAGAACAAGCGTCTGATCTGTCTCTGCACCAGTGATGTTGATATCACCCTGAGCACCGTGGGTCAGGATAAAAAGACCGTCTGCGTTAGTGTAAGACATGATTTATCCCTCCCTTACACGTTTTCGTTCGTGATAACACGAATCATGTTTTCAGGACGGTACAACTTAACACCGTAACGAGCGGTCGTAACATACTCGTGACGCTGTTTGTCTTTGTTGTACTCATAATCAACCTGAGGCTCCTGACGCCATGCACCAACAAACGGAGCTGCGGTCATGTCGGCAGAGAAGAACAGGTTAACCTTNCCCGGATTCGACGAGAAGTCAACACCAGCAGGCGTAGNAGCACGGTTCAACAGGTTGTTGTCGGTTGCTTCTGCGAGGTAGTTGGAGGTGTACACATCGAAGCCATACACGTTCTTAACGAAGCGCATACCTGTAGCAATACCCGAAGACACAATGCCTTCAAAGTGGGGGTTGCTATCGACCTGAACGAGGTTCGTCAGGGTGTTGATGGTGTATTCCACCGAGGGGTCAACAATGGCAACCAGACCAGTGTCAGGCACGTTTGCTTTCTTAAGAGCGAAACGAGCACGAGCAAAGTCTGCGACAGTGATGATGCCAGCAGCACCCGAACCTGCCCAACGGTGGTCAATACCGTCGATCAGTTCTGCGGAGTTAGCTGCAACACCAGCCTCAGGTGTAGCCAGAGTTGTGGTTTCGAAGTGTGCCATGATTGCACGCTCCTGCTCAGGAACAAAGCGGGAAACCAGCTGCTCCGAGTAGAAGGTGTCTTGCATAGCTTTCTTCGTGATGTACGTACCCGAAGACAGGTACTCATCAATGGTGAAGGTGAACTCACCAGTGTCAAGCGGACGGTACAGAACGTCAGTATCTTCGACGTAGTTATCTACCTGTGCCTGACCAATCGACGGAATGTTGAACTGATCCCCATCAGGGAACCCAGACAGCATACGTACGTAACGCTGCATCATCATTTCGTCGCGCAGAATCTCCTTAAGCTCGGCGGACCATACCTCTGAGCGAGTAAGGAGGTCTGTATTTGCGGTTGTCATACCACTCATTTTAAGACTCCATTAGTTTCCAAACTTAGCACCAAGTCGTTTCTTATCTGCAAGAAGTTGTTGTTGTGTCTTGGGGCTATAGTACAGTTGTTTATTTTCCCGGCGAAGCTTCTGGTAGTATTCCCAGTTACGTTCCCCGGAGGCTTGCATGTTGACACCTTCTGTACGAACCGATCCCTGCACCATAGGTGTGAAAGACTTTTTAGGTTCGCCAATAAGGTTAAAGAAAGCTGTGGGAGAATCAGCAGCCAGCTCTTCCATTCGCTTTAGGCTAAGGCCGAGTTCTTTAGCTTTGTTCTGGACGTAAGCCGAAGCCTCAGTGCCAAAACTTTTCTTTAACTCTTCCTCAACAACAAGAAGGTTCTGTTTAACAGTGGCTTCCTTCTCCCGCTGAGTCAGTGTCTGTTCCACAAGGCTCTTTAGAGATTCCTCACTCACTTCCGGCTTGGTGTTGCCTTCGCTTGCGCTACCATCGTTTTTATTATTAGCCATCGCAGAATTAACGGTGGTAGACTCCGTAGCCTTATTCTGCAACTGGTCGAGAAGCTGTTTAGAGTATTCTTGCTTGCTGAGGTCTTCCCTCATTTGGGCAATTTGCTCTTCCAGAGTACTGATGTAAGTGTCAGCTTCAAGCTTACCCTTAGCCAAAACTTCTGGGTCTTTCCAGTTCTCGCCACGTTGGGCAACGAGCTTAGCCAGATAAGACTCTTGTTGTTCAAGCGTCTGCTGTTCTTCGCTCTGCTGAATCAAACCTTCTGGTTGGGGTTGCTCAGCTTCATTAAACAAACTCATTAGTGATCCTCACGGTTAAGGTCGATTAGATTTAAGATGTCGTCTAGGACAGCGTTGTACTCATTGACAGCTACCTGTTTGAGTTCCCATCCCGGACTATAATCTCTCACAGCATCTTTCTTTCTGTAGTGCTGTAAGAGAATCTGCTCAAGATCATCAAAGGCATTTCTATAGGAAAGAACTTCTTTGATGCGATCTTCTTTTTGTTTACCCTTGAGACTTTTTACCCAAGCTGTGTGCATTACTTACCTTTGGGCTTACGCTTTGTGGTTGGCTTACCTTTGGTATAACCGCCGGGGTTTCCTTTAGGCATAGTTAAACTCCTTGTTCTTGAGCGGCTATGAGGTCTTCTTGGTTAAGTATCTCAGCCTCTTGCATAGCCTGTTGGGTTTCTAGCTGCTCTGCAACAGCAATGTTCTCAGCGAAGAGTTCGGGTTCACCAAGTTCTTCGGCGAGAATACGGGCAAACTCTTTACCAGACAAGTGAGCACCAACTGTAGGGTCATTCAACTTAACTTGGTAAAGCTGCGTTAGGTTCTGTACTCGACGAGCACGTTCAGCAAAGTGACGAGCACCAATAGGAATGATCTTACCTTTAGCTGTGATGTCGTCTTTAGTGATTTCACGGAACAGCAGGGCACCTGTGGCATCATCAAGAACGCGGATGGTGTCAGACATATTCATGTTACGACGAGCAACCTCAAGCATAGAGTTAAGAATAGGCTCTAGGAATGTACGCTCGAAGTGTGCTGTTTTGTGTTCAAAGATACGAGAAGCAGAGTTTTGTAGGGTCTGTACTTCGAAGGCTGTCTTCTCACCGGGGGTACGGATACCCATAGCCTGACGGGGAGCACCAGCCATCTCCTCCATTTTGTTCTCAAGGATTTGAATCTGTAGGTCTGCTTGTAGCGCTGTGGCGTCAGGGGCCATGTAGCCTACGTCACCCTCTTCCCCTACGTAGATGCGACCACCCGGCTCAAAGTCAAAGTCCTCAACGTCACCACGAATTTTAAGCATTGGGTATGCGATCTGGTCGAACACATCTGCTTTGAGGTTTTCTAGGTGGTCGATACGATACTGCATACCTACGAGGTTATCCAGAGGCCCCATAGCGTAGAGGTTGTCTGGACGGTGACGCCACCCTGCGTGGAAGATAGGAGCATGTCCCAACCAAGAGGGGTTCTCTTCATTACTGACAACATAAGCACGGTCAACAACAGTGATGATACGATCAACCCAGAGCTTGTCGTTTTCGTAGTCGTACAAGTCACCGTAGAAAGTCAGAACCTCTACGTAGTCACTTCCGTAGTACTGCTGGATAGTAGAGAACCCATCAGCAATAAACGCATCAGACTTGTTAAACTCACTGCCATCACGAACAGCAGCACGAGCATAAGTCATCTTGTCGAGTACTTGCTGGAAGTGTTCGTTCTTTGGGTCAGCTTCAATCATCTTCTTGATTTCACCCAAAGTCATAACAGACTTTACGATCTTAGGTGTTTTCAGGAAAGAAGAAGCTGTTGGGTTAAATACAATATCAAAGGGGCTGATACGAACAACACGAGGGCCGATGTAGTTGTCGATAACCTCTCCGTCCTCCTTAAGTACGTAGTTCTGTTCCCAGACCACTGTAGCAAATGCGTTGCCATACTGGATATAGTCGTCAAGCAAATCGGAAGAGGTGTTTACAAAGCCAGACTGATTTACTTTGTTTTCCATGTAGGCTTGGATAACATCGCGCTTAGCTTTGGTAGCATCTACACGGGTGTCAGCTTCCCAACGCATCCACTTCTGTTGTGGAAACATTGTGGCGAAGTAGTTAGCGTGTAGGTTATCTCGGATTTGAGTGAGCTTAGGTGTGGTAGTTGTGTTAGACCAAGGCAGGATAGCATTACCAGTAGTCTTAGTGCTTGTGGCGTAGATGTAGTTGCGAAGTTCTTTTTTCTCTTCAATCCAAGTGGAGCGAAGAATATCCCACTCACGCCAGCGATTACCAATCTCAACAGCGAGGTTGTCAGGCCCGATAATATGTTCAAAGTCGAGAACAGTTCCGACCATTATGCTCTTCCTCTAAACTTAGACGCAGACCAAACCACGTTGTTTTGTTTCTTACGTATCACATTTCTGCTTGGTGCTACAGCCATATCAATGACAGAGGCTAGAGCGTCGATACAGTCATCGTGTGCGGGGTTTCTTGTAGACAACTCTTCCTCAAGGATTTGGATGTTGCCTCCGCGATAGTGCCAGATTTGTAGGTTGTCGTAACGTGGCTCTAGTACTGCTGCGATACGCTCTTGTTTGTTTCCAAGCTTTCCTGTGGGTCTATATTCTTCGATACTAACGCTAAGGCCGTGTTGCTTAATAAGCTCTTTGAGTTGTCTCACAATAGCCACCTGAGCTACTGTAACCTCTGCGCGTATTTTCCTAAATCCCCACTTGTTTGTCAAGCTAAGAATGTGCTCAAAGTACTCAGAAATGCGGTCAGTTTTAAATCTGTCGATGTCTAGTACGTAAATGTTGTTCTCAGAGTCTATGCCAACAACCACAATCGCTGTGCTGTCTGCCTTCTTGGAGAGACTGAAAGCAAAGTCTACTGCTGCAAAAACATTAATGCGCTTATCTTTGTAGAACCAGTAACCATTGTCTTGACGAAGAAACTTACGATCAAAATACTGAAACTTGTCTCTGCCTACTGGGATGTTGTCTGGGTCACTGGGGTCGTTGTAGTACTGTGCTCTGAACTGGCTCTTGTCTAGGTATTGGCCACGTTTCTTAGCAAGAATCTTAATGTCAAACCCGAACCACTTACCGTCTTTACGCTGTTGTCGTGGCCAGAGGAACTCACCTGTGCCATCCCCAGCATCCTCAACAGCACGCTCAAAGACTTCGTAGATAGGCTCCTCAGCAATCTTATTGCCTTTGTCGTCGTAGATATCCTCAGACATCTGCATAAGGTCATTATACAAGTCTGCTGGGTGGTATCTCGTACCTACGACCCACTCCCTAGCCTCAGCACCTTCGATAGACGACAACAGGGAGTATTGGCTCTTAACACGGTTTCTACCCTCACCTGTGTAAGCATTCTCGTAGACAACCACATCGTCAAGAACAGCAATGTCACAGTGCATACCAGTAAGAGATGTCGTCAAACCACCTGTGAAAACACTTGGGTCACGTACGTTTTCTTTCTTACGTAGTGGGTGGTCAAGTGCAATCTCAGAAGTAGTCCAGCGGGTTCTCTTACCTTCTTCTGGGTTTACGTGGTCAGGCCAGTAAGTCCTGAAGGTTTGAGAGGTTAGAATGCCTTTGATAAAACCGAGTTGTTTTTCTGCTAGGTTAGCTGTAGCTGAGATATACAATACCCGTAGCGTTGGGTCTTTGGTTAGTTCCCAAGCTACCCGATAAGCAACCATACGAGACTTCTGGTGGTCGCGGGGAAAGAGAACAAGCTGATGAGTCTTAGCCCCTGCCCTTGTCCACCANTGTAGCAGATCAGAGTGACACCCACCAAGAACCTGATCTGGGGCAATCAATCTTATAAAAGTTTCAAGATCGGCCTCAGCAGCTTTTCTGATTTCATCTGCTGTAATCATAAAGGTTACTTGCTAGACTTTTTGCGTTTGTTGGCTTTATCAAAACTAGGGTTTTTAGGCACAACTTATTCCTCAGCTTCCTCTGGATACGGATACCGAGCGCGGATTTCCTCGATCTTATCCAGCCACTCTTGTTCGGTTGCTTCGCCGCGCTGATACTTGAAAAACAAAGGATCGGCTTCTGCTGCGTAGGCAACGCCTCTGCTGCGTTTAGCTTCTGCCAGTTCCTGAGCCTTAGCGTCCTCATCGGGGTTGTTGGTAGGCTGCTCTGGCATTGGCGCATCGGGAAAGTCATCCAACCCAAAGCCAAAACGTTCGATAGTCGATGTGCTGATTTTCTGGACCCATTCGCCGTCCTGCCACTCCCACCCGTAGATGCTTGCTGCAAGTCTGGTTTTAAACTTTGCCTGATCTGCTTGAGATAAAGCGTCGAAGTCTGTGCGGTTGTTTACGATCATGGCTCGATCCCCATTGATGAAAACAGTCTGTTTGTGTCAGCCCAACTAGCATGACCCACCCAAGCTGCTAAAAATTTGTTGAGAGCTTCAGTGTCGTTTCTTTCTACCATAGCCCTGACTGCCCTTTTTGCCCTAACAACAGATTGCTTTCTGAGCAACTTATGTTTAGGCCATATCCTGTAACCAAGAAAATTAACGCCCCTAGACAAAGGATTTACACTCCACTTACTAAACTTCATTCCCATTTGCTCTAAAGCAAACTCTTGGATTTGGTTTTTCATATCATACATAACACTAGGGCAATTGTCAAGTATAACGATGTCGTCCATGTATCTCGCCCAAGCAATCGGCTTAAGGGTGTGATGGATAAAGTTATCAACCAATGTTCCGTATAGGTTTGCATTTAACTGACTAGCCAAGCTGCCTATCGGTATGCCTACGCACCCTCTGGGCGTAATATNTTCCATCAGCTTAATTGTTNGCCAGCAGTTTATTTTTGTTTCGTGTATTTTATATAATGTGTCTGTATTTATAGACGGAAAATATTTGCTAAAATCTGTCTTTAAGCAGTGGGTGATTTGACCGCGCCTTAAGTGCGCTTGAACATGCTTAACGCCTGCGTGAGTTCCTTTGTTAGGCCTGCAAGCAAATGTATACGGCAAGAACGTTTTTTCATAAATTGGCTCAATAATGTTATTTAGCGCGTGCTGAACAATTCTATCCCGAAATGGAAGGCCGCTAATTAATCTTAATTTTGGGTCATGTATGTAAAAGTTTCTAAAAGGCGATCTAACATATTCGCCATCCGCAACCTCTTGCCGGAGTGCTTCCAAGTTGTATTGAGCGTATTCCTTAAACTCTAAATAGCTGAGCGACTTGCGCTTGCCTTTTCTGGTTTTGTAATAAGCATTTTGAAAATTATCTTTAGTGATTATTTTTTCAAACAGGTGTTTGTGCTTCTTACCCATTAAGTGCTGGCTCCGTCTTTTGCTCAAGGCTACTCGACGTTATGCCAAACCCAGATGTGTGTTCGCCTAAGCAGGACAACTAAGCTGACCACCCTAAGTAGTGATCGGCCTGCACCGCCATATGGTAAGTGCAAAGCGCGTAAACCGAGCCGTCACAGACGCCGCGACCGCCATTATTCGTATTCGAATTGGATGCGGTATTCGTATTGGCATAACGTGAACCCGAATTGGCACCGTTATTCCAATTCCCGCCAAAGTTAGCGAAGCGACTAATCATGACCTCAGTTGCCCTTGTTGCGTTTTATCCAAGCGCCCAAAATTGACCCTACCTCAGCAATCAACGCTTGCGCATGGCCTTCTTGCTTTATTGTTATGTGATGTATGCCCTCCCTAAAGAATCGCAAATAAAACCTTAACATTGCAAGGTTTGCGTCTGCCGCGTAAAGCCTAGATATTTGATTGCTTTTCCCAGCCTGAATGAACAACTCAGTTTGGTCAAACATCCGTGTAAGAAACTTATCTCTGGCGATACCATGCTTTCTAGGCGTCCTTTGTATAATTGGATATAGGTATGCAATAACATGCTCATATTTTTCTACTATAAGCAGTTGGTCATTGCTGACATGTTTATCCTTAACGATGCTCATGACGGGCGCTATCGCCCCCTCACTCAAGGATCAGGTGGTC